TCACGCAGCCGCAAGCCTTGCACTCGCGAAAATACAAGCTTGATTTGGTGATGGTTATTTTCTGTAGATTCATGGATTGATCCTTTGTCCCGGATAGATCAACCCGCGGTTAGCAATCCCGTTTCGCTCAGCTAACCTCTGTGTATAACCAGAATTACCGAATAATCCACTCGTGCCATGCCAGCCGTTTCTGAGTGCGATGTCGCCGAGCGTATCGCCGCGACGCACGACGTAATCGCCACCGCTTCGCTGAACGTAGCCTGTCGAAGCCGGCGCGCTAACTCGTGGTACTTGCGTTGCTACGCGAGCATTCACCGCTGCCTGCACTTCGGCTGGATTGTAACCAGCGGCTTGTAGCCGTGCTACGCGGTCAGCACCACTGCCGTACACGCCTTTTAATACATCAGCCACCACTTGGTCATTCACTGTTTTTGAGCTGGCTGCTGGCGCGCTAGCAGTGCTACCATTTGCCCAGATGTTCGGTCGGTAGTAGCCGATGATTGAGTTGCGGTATCCGCCAAGATCCATCAGATTAAACGCGTTGCCAGCGTAGATGTTGCCGCTGCCTTGATTCTGCCCAAAGAATTTACCTTGGTAGTACATAGCAACATGTCCGTACGTTCCACCACCGAAGATTGCCCAGTCGCCGTCTTTCATACCAGCTTGTCCAGAATGCCATGTAAAGCCGAGTGCTTGGATTTCGCCGACTTGGTTTGCGTAGCCACTCGCTCCACCAGTCCTAGTCGCTACCACACGCCCTGAGAGGCTGAACATAAATTGCTTAAAGCCTGCCACGCATTGTAGTCCGTAGCCCTCATTAAACCCGCGGCCGTTCATAGCATTGACAAACGCCGCAGGACTTGAGAGGTCAGTCTTGCAATACACACCAGAACCCATTTGTGCCAGCTCTTTGTCGGGTGCTTCACAGCCCGAGCCGGAATCCTGCGGCACGTCTAGACCCATAATGCCAGCAATCGCTGATTCACGCTTTTTCGCCAATTCGCATAAAGCTTTCTCAGTTGCTTTGGAGTACTTAGCTTTTGAGCCGTCCAACGTGATGCTGCCGTCCTCAGCTTGCTTGCCGACAATGACGAATGTCGCCGACAAAACTACGACTGCCGCCACCAGAATCACGGCAAGGCGGTTGGCGAGAAAATTCTTAAACTTTGATACTATTCTCTTCATTACTACTTCTCCTCAGTGCCGTATACACCGCGAGCTTCACGTTCAGCTTTGCGATTAGCCAGCCACATAATAGCTTCCTCGATTTTTGTAAGAGCCACACTGTTTTCGCGACAAGGCAATTCTCGGTTGTAGCCCGCTAGTTTTGCGTAAGCTACAATAAGCAAGTCCTCGATAAATACGCCATTGCGTTCTGTAGTAGCGGTTCCGCCAGTTTGAAATTTGATTCTCAGCACCTCTTTGCCGCCGATATTAAGAGAAACTTCATCGCCTGGTGTGCCGCGATTCAGTTCATTATGCAATTCTTCTAGCGCGTTATATTTGGTAGTTTCCATCATTTTGATTCCTTTCTGTCCTGGTTATTCTTCTGATTTGTCACGCCTAGAAAGTAGACGTTAACACCGCCGGCAAACAGCAGCGCCGTACTTGTCAGCTGCTTAGCAACTGCAGCAAAGCCCCAAATGTCGCCGAGCCCCTGCACGACGAACGCGCCGAATGACAGCAAGCCAACCGCGATTGACAGCTGTCTTGTAGTTTTCTTTTCTAGTTTCACCTTAAACCTCCTTGGTTATTATTATTGCTTCGAAAAATCAGGTAGAGAATGAGCGAGATTGTAATTAGGGATATTGGTAGAATGATCATCGTTTCGTCTCCAGGTGTTGTATATCTTCTTTCAGCGTCGTCACCGTTTGGCTTTGCTTGACCATTACACCCGTCAGATATACTGCGAACGCCACCAGCGCCACCGCAAATATCTTTGCCAAGCCGCTCGTGATAAGCCGCCAAAAGTTCAGTAGGCTCTCCACATCGCTGCGCGGCAAATATTTCTGCTCCATCTCGTCCGTAAGCTCTTTTTTATGCTGTTCAAGCTCAGCTCGCGAAATATTACCGCTCAATATGTTCTCTATTCGCTCAAGTGCTGCTGTATGCCTGTCAACGCCATCCTTGATGTACTCGACCTTGGCTTGCAGCGCGCCGAATTCTTTTGCTGATACGTCTGTGTTGCTCATAATTTTACATTAAAAAAGCGACCACGTTTTGTGATCGCAATTCCTTATGTCTGGTATTATATCACAGATTTCGCTAAAATCCGAACAGGCGTGCGAGGTAAAGCGCCTATATATAACCTCGCGCGCTTGCTCGCATTTCTACTTATATTTTAGCATAAATTAACAGCTAATTTCTACAATACAATACAACCACGGCACATGGCGCTATTCACTGAGCAAAACACTATAAAAGAGATGGTTAATATCGGTTACGGCTTAAAAGCCAGCGTAGTCAGAGTGGGCCAGCTGGTGTTTTTGACTGTTGGTGGCACAACTGCCCTGCCCACAAATTTAGCTAGTCTATCCGAAAAAATGCCTGATAAATTTTGTCCAGCATCATTTTTTGGCTGGGTTAATCTAAAATTGACCGCTCGTAATTCAGGAAAATTGAGCGGCACCGCAATAATCAGAATTTCTCCTACTGGCATAATGGATTGCGTGGCTAATAGTGGGCATAACGAATGGTATGGCACTGCATGCTGGTTTACAGATGAACCAGCTAGCTAGACTACCCCTATCGCCACCCATGAAACTCCATGCCACGCGTTACCAAATATACCAGCCGTCAAGACGTTGAGGGTCGCACCAGTGTTCGTTACGACGCCAGATTCAACATTTGATCCACCGCCAATTATCTGATTAAATTCGCTAATACTGGTAGCTTTTTTACCGTTCTTATAGCCAATTAAAATTGGTGTCATCGAGAATACTTGCTTGAATTGTTTTGGAAACGCGACGGACACTGCCTGGTTTTTATTATTACTCCCCAAAAATTGAACCCAGCCAGCCTGTACTAGAATGTTACCTGAAATAGTTTGACTGACGCTGTCGGCGCTGAACGTCAATAGAGACGATGAGTCTAAATTCTGTGATTGTATTGTACTATCATCTATTATATTTGAGTCATTAATTCTACCAGATCTAAGCGTGATCATCTTACGTAGATCGACAATATCTCCTGCAGTTACAGACGTTGCGCCAGCCTGCTTTCGCACCCTTGCTAAAACAATAAACGGATTTGCTGCGCCAATTGCCGCCTGAATTGCTGACGTTGTTGGATCGGATGGTGTAGCGGCTGCTGCACCAGAAACTGCTTTCAGCTTAAATACATCATTAGTATTGTCTGTGACAGCTGTACTACCAGCAACATCACGATCCACGTAGGCAACGATTAGCGTATTCATTGGATTTGATGGCGATGCTGCACCCACACTAACCGATTCACTACCTATAATGTTGATGTCGTATGACGGGTCTTTTCCAACGGAAGCAGTCCCGGACTTAACAGTAACGTTCATCCCACTGCCAGCCACCACTTCCATACCATTTGCTACTTCGCCGTCCAGTGCGTCACGTATAAATTGTGTTAGCGCTGCCGGGCTATGCATCCCGCCGCCGTAGTTGAAAACTCGTCTTGTCATATTTCAAATCCTTTCCGCGTACCGCCAGAAAAGCTAAAGAAAAATTGCCACCAAGCGGTCGCAATTTATTGATTCTATTATACCACAGATAACGTTCCTCTACCTGTTGCCACGACGAAAAATTTAAGTCGAATAGCATCGCTGCCATAATAATTGACTTGAGCCTTCCATCGCTGCGACTCGATATCTTCTACAAAATTTCTAATAACTCGAACTTCAGGGCTGTTGTCTGGATATTTTACATACTCACCTTTTACGTATAAATCAAATCCAGCGGATTTTTTATTTATCGGGTTAAAAGTAATGGTAAATATTAGTGGGTTTTGTATGGTTGTCCATTCTGGTAAAACACCTTCGTAATCCCATTCGCTGTCACTACCTATCAAAAACGTCCTTACTGAATCAGAACCGGTAATCTGTAACTCTTTTTTTTCGCGTTGTTTTCGCTCCAAAGATTTTAACTCGCGGAGAATATTTGGTTGCGAATTAATTCTATTTACCACCACGGCACCCACTCCTCATAATTAATTGAGCATTCGTCGTTTGCGATTATTTGAAACTTTAGGTATATTGGTTGCGTTCTCGGCCCTATAACTGGTATGAACCATTTTTTTACGCTTGATTGATCTGGTGGCAAGGGGACATCTACAGTTTCAACAGTTGACCACTCGATGCTAGTCCTAATAGCTAAGCTTGCGACCAGATTACCAGAATTTAATGCCCTGGCAGTTACTATACATACGGCCCAGCCTGTGCCATCTGCTGTTTGTCCCGGCCTTGACGGTATAATTGACATATCCCATTGATTTTTGGTCTCAGATATCTTTGCGATGATCTGCTCAGAGCCAATCATCTGTGGAGTTTTCTCGTCGTTGAGTTCACGCTCTAGCAATTTCATCTCAGCAACATAGTCATTGATATCAAGTCTACTCTTAGTCATATAACTCCACTCGCACTGTTGTATCTCCCCTGTCGGTGCTTCGCAAGCGAAAGCGCACGCGTAGCGTAACTTCATCGTTGCCTGGAGCACTATAGAAAGCCATTGTGCTATATTTATACTTTAACTTTTTTTTCGAAAAATCTATCGATTTTCTAAGATATCTAACCGAAAATATCGAGCGGCCAGAATTGCCTCCCTTAGAACGAAAGCATAGTCCAAGTGACGGGCTGTAAAATGGTTCCCACTCAGCATCGTCAATGGACAGTAGCAAGTAGGGGTATGCTACTGGCGAATCTTGATATTTTGGAATATACTCCGTATCTATAAGCAGTGACTTTGCGTTCTGCTGTGCGCCTGTACCAGGCAATCTAGCAGCTCGTGTTTGCGTCACAGTCTGTCCGCCACCGACCAAGCGATGTACAAACTCAAACTCATCCCATAAATCATGCTCAGGCACCTGATATGTTTGAACTCCAGATTTAGCGCTCGTTAGTTGTGGTGTTGTTTTCATCTCAACCTGCTGAGCTCTCAAGCGCGCCAGCATACCGATGGCAGTTTGCTCTTCCAACTCTGTTAAGCTACTCATTTTCTTCCTGCTGCGATATTATATCGTCGACATTTAAGTTGTCGAAGGTTAAAGTAACCTCCTCGGCATCGTTCTCGTCCACGTCGACCTCGATTTTCTCAATGCGATAAAACCCGCGAATATGCTCAAACATAATGTAGCCGGTCATTTCTGCATAGATTGTGTCTCCAAGTCCTACATCATTTAGATCTAATACGCCGTCTGCCAAAGTGAAGCTTGGCAGCTCTCGAACATCTTTCAGCATCTCCAACACGCCATTCGTGTTTTCTTGCAAAGTTTCTTCAAGCACGACAGAGCTAAATGTGACAATTTTTTCTCGGCGATATAACGCTTTGCGCGAGAAAGGATCGGTTGCGTATGCCTTTGGACCGTCTTCGCCGTTACCGCTACCAATACCGATAATATAATTAGCCAAGCTATCCACGCTGCGTTCAAACCCGAAGCTTGCGACGTTGCCAGGATAAACTAATCTAATATCTGGCCGATAACTCCCCATAGCATCAAACGTGTTGAATTTTTTGTCTGGCGTAAATTGAAAATCTGGTCCATTAATGACATTGCTCAGTCGAACCAAAAAATCCTTCACATTAGCGCGTCTTTGATGGCGTTGGCGCGGATTTTTGCCAAGCGACGTGAATTTGCCGCGTCGAATGCCGAAATCTCCGTCCTGCTTTCCCTGATACTGATTTATTACACCCCAAGCGATATCGCCTTGCCTAGTTTTGTCATAATCAACGTCCACATAAGCATCCTTAAAATAATTGAGATAGCCAGTAAAGCTCAGATCAATATCAACTGATGGGTCATTCGGCGAAAATGCCGCTTTAATCAGGTGCGCGCCGACTCTATCCTTGCCGTTGCGCACAATTCTGATATCTGTCGTACCGACATCCATAAAATCGTACGGCCGCATGCCAGTTTTCTTGACATACTCTTCATAGTTCGCCAAATCCATCCGAAAACTAACTGTCTCAGCAGCGTTTCGTTGCTCTGTCCATTTGAGTCTCTGCGCCAAATGACGAATATCGCCCAGGCACTTGCCATTTTTACTATAAACCTCAATCTTATACTCTGCCATATTCTAAATCCCTATGTAACCGCTCCTGAAACGTAATTCTGCCTCCGTTTGCTCATCCTGCCCATCAGTCTGCAGCTCAATACTGTTGTCACCAGGCGTCAGTCCCCAAAAACTCGACCCGGCAGCCTGCGAATCATACACATTCATTCCATCCAGCAAAATCGTCTTGTTCTTCATATCAATTTCCAGCTTTCCAGTAGCGCCGACAGTTAAAATAAGCTCCATCGCTTGATTTGTCGTACGATTTATTAGCTTTGGATTAGTGGCTTTGGTGTGGATGATTATATTTGGTAGTATTGTCTCGTTCCCAGAATTATTGATTGTTGCTGGCTGCTCATCTGGACTGATGTACAGCGGTAGCGTGAATGGTATCGTGAACCCGCCTTGGCGCGTCTTGCGAATAGTTGCCAGCAATTCACCATCGCTGTTGTCGTACAGTAATGGATCGTCTGCTTTCAGGTTGATCTTCCACTTCACCAGATTTAGTAACTTTTCAATCGGCATCTCCACACCAATTAGCACTACTTCTGTCGAATAAACCTGTCCGCCAGGCGTAATCACGCGAAGTGTTCCCTTGTCCTTCACTAGTTTTGCCAAAATTGTTGCAAACTCACGCCGCCGCTCCTCAGTTTCACGTACCGTCCTGCCGAAAATCCGCCCGCTAAACGAAATAAATCGCGCCTCGTACAGCTGTTTTGTTGTCCAGCCGCCATTTCGTCCTAAGTTAGTCCCCTGCGACGTACGAATTGCAGGTAGCCCTGCTAAACCCTCAATCGGCTCATCCAGGTGCATGCCGATGAGCTGATCGTTTATCTGAAAATCGTTCAAAAATACTTGCCACATAATCGCCTCCTACGCCTGACTTAATAAATATCCCAAATCACTTGCCACCATCTGCGCGTCAACCTTGTCGCGTACATTGTAGGTATTATTTACGGTAATGTGTTTTGTCATGCCGCCACTCTCATTTTCTGTCCGTCTGTTAATTTGCGCCACCAAACTTGCCATTTTGCTTTCTGGCACGACCCATTCATTTTGCCCGCCGTCGCCAGCGTAGATAATCGAGCCGCCGTTAGTTGGCGGCACGATACCACCGGTTGCCAACATCGGTATTTTTGGAAAATTAGGATGTTTACCTCCGAGACCTGGAACCCAGTCTGGAACCTTAAATCCGTTTAACACGCCAATTACGCCATTTATAGCGCCGATAATTCCATTGATCGGAGCCTTGACGAATCCGCCAATCGTACCCATAACATTACCAATTGCCCTAGCTGCACTACTAACGCCGCTGACAATCCCATTCCATAATCCGCCAAAAAATCTCGCTACTGGCTGTATGACATTTGAATTAATCCAATTTGCAATCGGCGCTATAACACCCATTACTCCATTTACAAATCCTCTTGTGACATTTACAACACTATCCCATAGCCCCTTAAAGAAAGTAGCGATTGGCTGGATGATATTAATATCCATCCAGGTCACTACTGGCAGCACTATGCTAGTAATCGTATCAATAATAGCTGTAACAATGCCGACAATAATATCGGCCGCCCCCTGAATAACTCCGCCAGTTGCGGCTGCCACTTCTGACACAAAATTGACGATTCCTTGGATAATTCCACCAATAGTACCGATTGCCCCCGAAATGAAATCTATAATTCCTTGGATAATTGGACCAATAGCACCTATGATCGCCCCGAAAACCGTTACAAAAACATCAATGATTCCGCGTATAATATTGAAAATTGTTTCCATAACAGTCGCTACGATTGCAACAATCAAAATGAACGTACTAGATATGATTTGCCAGATAGTCTGGAATATCGGTGCTACGAGTGTAACTATCGGCGTAAAAAATCTAACAACACTAGCAACTGCGCCGCCGATAATCTCAGCAATCTTGCCGATAGCACCGCCAATAACACCGACAATATCGCCGATAGAGCCAGCAATCTTGCCGACGACTTGACCAGCAGTAGCTAACGCGCCGCCGACTACCTCACTTATCTTTCCTGCAACCCCGCTGATGGCTCCGACAACTTCGCCAACGGTTTTTACGACCTGGCCAAATATCTTACGCCCCTCTTCCGTCTGGGTAAAGAACCACGCTAGTGCCCCGACCACCAACCCAATGACCGTGACAATTTTCATCAACGGACTAGCATTCATAGCTAGAGTGAACAATTTTTGCGCAGTAGTAGCTACAGTAACCGCACCCTTCCATAGATTAATTGCTACAGTATAAGCTTTGGTAGCTATAGTAGACATTTTGACCGCTGTGTCGTAAGCGATAACAGCTCCAGTCAGCACTCCTACGGCAATTGCAATACCAGTAAATACCTCTTTGTTTTCTTTGACGAACTTGATCATATCAGCAACACCCGTCAGAACGTTCTCTAATGTTTTACCAAATCCTCCCGCTGCACCAGACATATCCCCACTGCCAAAAGCCTCAATTATCTTGGCAACTCCGCGCACCACCGCAGTTTTCGAGTTTTCCATCGCCGTCTGAATACCACCCGTACTGTTCCGCGCCTGCTTCTCAAAGCTCTGGAAGCCATTAGCGCCCTCTTTGTTCATCTTGGTTATGGTCGCCATGAAATCGTCCATTGAGATGATTCCGGTGCGCATTGCTGTGCCTAGCGCTGTCGTCATGTCGCCAGTACCGTTTTTAACCGCGGTTAGCTGCTCGAGTAGCTCCTTGCCAGTTGACGACATTGGATTTTTCTTGGCATATTCCTGAGCTTTTTTGAGGTAAACATCCAGTGCCGAACCATTTTGGAAGAACGCCTGCGCGATCTGCTTCAGCTGTGCCGGCATGGCGCTCTGCAGCGCGCGCCACTCCATCATATCGGGCTTGCCTTTAGCATATGCCTGTGAAATCTGCTCAATTGCCGTCGCCTGAATATCCATTGGCGCGCCGCCAGCTAGGATGGCGTTATTAAGCGCCAAAAACATCTCGGTCGATTTACCAACATCACCATTTTTCGACGTCAAGCGCTGCACTGAAGCAGCTGCGCTATCTAGTGACGTCGGCAACCCTTTTAGAGACTCGGACATTTGCGTGATTGCCTTTTTTGACGCATCGGCAGATATACCGAGGTTACTCATCACTTTAGGAAAGTTATTCAAAATGTCCACACGGCGGATAGCATCATCAACGGAATTGCTGATCATATCGAAGGATTTATGAATGCCAGCAGAAATCAAATTACCAGCCGCGACCGAAACTGCACCGCTCAAGCCGCTGAACGCATTTTTAGATTTGTTGCCAGAGTTGCTAGATTTATTAGCAAAACCATCAACAGCCGCGCCAGCCTTGTTCAGGGCCGCAATAAGCTGTGAGCTGTTGCCCTTAATCGTTAGGGTGAGTTCATTGCTAGCCATAACTAACTACGCCCTTTCGATAATTTATCGTAGGACTCAGCCTCCAACTTGTTCTCGACAGCACGCTTCGCCATGATTGCCTCTATAATCCACTCGGGCGTATCCAAGTATTCGTCATAAGTCCAGCCATAGTCCTTGAGTATTCCTGCGATAACTATCGGCTCTGGAACTACAGACTTTGTTCGATACGCTCGCTCATAATCCTGCGCAAGCGCTATTCTCCTTTTGGGGAATCTTCTATCCCGTTGACAACCTTTGAAACTACATCAAAGACTGCCTTAAAATCTTCTCCATTAGTTGAATCCAAAAAAGATTCGACAGCGTCTTTACCGGTTTTCCCGTTGTACTCCATAAGAAGCACCCGAACGCCAGCTAAGATGATATTCTCATTATTACCCGCACCAGAAATGCGAATTCTGTCTCTATTAGTTAAGGTCGTTCTAATAACAGCTTCGCCTTCGCCAGGCAGTTTAATGTTCTTCGTTGGAAACATTGTGTCGCTCCTTTGCTCATTAAAGCGACCACTCTGTGGCAAAAAGAAAAAGTTGCGACCAAAGCGATCGCAACTTATTACTTGTATTATACCACATCCTGGTGATATATTCGTAACATGAGTAGAGAAGTTGAAGTTCACAAAAAATACCTTGAAGCTAAAAACGAGGCTCGTAAAATCCAAGATAAATCAGAACGCAAGGCTACAATAAAGCGGCTTAAAGAGCAATATAAAATGGATAAACCTGTCGAGATATATGGAGAATATTTTGGCAGCCACAAAGCGATACAGCGTCACATAAAAACATTAACTCTAGTCGCATATAGCGACGGTATAGATTTATACTCTGGCGGCACATTTAATAGACGCAAAGAGCTACTGACAACTATACCGTGGTCTTCGGTGTTGAATTTTTCTTTCAATGAAGAATCTCACACCGAGAACTCAAGTAGAATTACCGCCACCCGTATGGTTGCACTTGGTGTATTTTCATTGGCCGCAAAAAAGAAAAGCGCCGAATCAGACCTTAAATTGACGTCAACTCTAAAAACAAAAACTGGTGATATTATTGTAGAATACAAGTCACACATAGATAACGCCAAGTCAACAACGGGTACTATGATAAAATCAGCAGACGATAGTCTTGTAAGATCTAACAATAAATTTAGGATATCGGTATTAAATCACACTGGAAATGATAATTCTGATCAGCCAATTGTAATATAATACAAAAGCCCGCAACCTGCGGGCTTTTCCGTTCAGCAAATTACTGCTAATAGGTATATTTATTCACTAACTTCGCAGTAATCGACTTGCCAAAATCAGCCGTGTTGAGCAACATAGCTGCATCGATTTTCTCGGTGGCAATGTCGCTCACGCCGTAACTTGGCTCATAGCCGCTAAATGCTGCGACAGCGATGTCGAATGTCAAGCTGGTGTTAGTTTTTGTGCCAGCCTTGTTTTTGTCATCGACAAACGATAGCCGCAATGCCTTGCGCTCGTCATTATAGCTCATCGCGCGGTAGGTTTTGTCGCGGTATAGCTTCTCGATGGACACCGATACTTCAAACTCACCGTTCAAAATCTCGCCGTAGGTGTCTTTGGAGTCCATAGTCTGCTGTGGCTGCAAGTTTTTAGTGATAGTTAGCGTCAGACTCTTGATGTCTTTTGCTTCAGGCGCCGCATCAAGCCCTGCAAGATCATCCGCAATCTTAAACATCGCGTGCTTCGGTAGGAATTCAGTGTCATCGATGGTGTATGTCACATTACCGCCACTGGCTTCCTTGCTCTTATGCGACTTAAACGCCACTTCCACCTTTGGAAAGTCGTCAGGTGTCCACGTAAACGTTACAGAATCTGCCATAGCGTAGGCGAATTGCGCCGATAGGTTCGGCTCTTTAATCGTCATGGTCGCAGAGATATGGTTGTTGTCGTCCCTCAGCGTAAACAGATGCTCTTTAGCGTTAGTATCGCCTTGTACACCAGTGGTGGTTGGCTTCTGTCCAAATGCTAGCGCTAGCCAGTAGTACAGACCTTTAACCCACAACTTTGTCGAGATTGAGCCGTCGCCCTCGACCAGTACATCGGTCTTACCATTGTTTTTGATGATCGTGCCGAGCGCCGACTCGTTCATCTTGCTGGTTGGCGAATCCTTAAAGCTAATATCGAGGTGTGGTGCACCGTACGTTGGCGCGACTGCTTTGCCTTTGTCGTTCGGGTCTTCTAGTCCAATACCGACGGCAACTTTTCGTCCTGAAAATGTTGGCATTTCTTGCTCCTTTTATTATTACCTAGGTAACAAAAAAGCGCCTCCTATAAAGAGGCAAAAAGAAAATTGCGACCTTCGGAGACCGCAATTTGTTACTCTAATTATACCACAATCACGATAATAAGTCTGGACGGAATTGCGCGTGCTTGACTTTGAATCTTACAATGGCTTCGGCAGTAAATAGACCTTTGTCACGCGGCGTCGCGTCGAACTCCACCGTCGTCTCCTCACCGGCATCAATCCACACACGATCGCCTGGATCTTGATTAGCTCTCAACGCGCCGATAATACTGCCCTTTCGTAGCGTCATATCATCGTGCCGTGCCGCCACTAACTCCACCAGCTCAAGATGACTGCGAGTATCTGTTCCTTGGTTGAAATCTTTGGTCATGTCTACAACCACACACAACACGATCGCCATATTACTCTCTATCTCGCCGCCTGCTGAATCGTGAATTTCGTAGTCATTATCAAAACTAATAAATGCCATCGGCCGTGTCAGCTGGCTCTTGTTTATGACGACAGGGTCGCCATAACCATACCGTCCGCGCAGAATTGCTGGGCCGTCTTTCTCCAAGATGTCCTTTATTTGCTTAAGTATTGGGTCAACATATTTAGCCATGGTTTCCTCCTATTACATTATGTGGCGCTGGAATATGCGCGTTATTTCTCTTGCTTGTTGCTCCTCAATCGCCATCATTACGCGGCGTGGCAGATATTTACGCGGCCGGTGCGATTGGTGATACTTGAAATACGGCTGTAAGTTAGATATTTCTGCTTTTTTCGTGTATATCCTGCTGCGAAAACCACGCCGCATCGCGCCAGTCTTCTCAAGCATCCGCCACGGATAAGCTTTTTTGCGTCGCTTCCACTTACCCCACACACCACCGTGCGAACCAAAGTTTTGGTCGATGACTTTCATCATGTAGTCTGCCGAATCTTTGAGCGGCGCCTGCAAGTTTTTAGCCTTGCGTCCACGCGTATCCAAATCCCGCAACACTTCCTTGCGTCCCTCAACAGAAAACTCAAGCTGCAAGCCCATCACTAGTCCTCGCGCTCATAGCAGTCATCATTGTGCCGACGTCGCCTGTCCGGAAAATCACCGAATAAATCACTATCGCACCGCGCACCAACAGCGCCAAGGCCAGCGCTCAAGTCATCACTGCCAGCGCCGCAAACACCACCAGATTTCACAAACTCTTGCATATCTTGTTTCACAATTTCCAGCCGCTTGTAGCCGTCTTTACTCGTACCCTCAATATCTTGATTAAAGCCATACTCACGTATCAGCAATCGAGCGGCCGCATAGTTGGTACACAGCTCCACTACCCTGCCTGGGATTTCGCGACCATATTTACCATACGGCGCGCAGGGATCAACCCCCTCCATACTCTTATCAATCCACGCCATCGCTGCCTTGCGCGCCAACTCAACTACGCGCAGCGGCACAGATGCATATGAATAATCAATCGTTACCATCGAATCGTCAAAGGGTGCTTCTTTTAACTCAATCACGCCAAACGCCTCATTTACGCTAACAGCCTTAACTGGCACACCGTCAACAAACACAGTAAAATCATCAACTGTAACTGCGTCATCAAAATTACGATCAGTAATAGGTTTGCGGTCGGTAGTAAATGTTGTATTTATTCCATCAACGACACCGTTCAAAGCTACGCCATTCTCAACATGATGCAATCCCGCCTCTTCGAGTATGTCTTGTAGTGTTGTGTAATACGCTGTCATCTGCAATTTATACCTTTCTCATTCTGGCGGCGGAAACGCTCCTATCCGCCGCCGTGTCAGAAAGCTATTCGCTTTGCTCAGAAAGAATGTTTTTAACTTTCTTCTCAGCTGCCTCTTGCGATTTAGCCATTGTTACGCCAAATCCGTCAACCCAGAAGGCTTTTTCAGCTTTCTTGTTTTCAGGTTTTGGCTGACTGGTCTGCTCTGGAGCTTTCTTGTTTTCAGGTTTTGGCTGATCTTCCATGACTTCCTCCTAAGAACCCACCGAACCGGCAATTAATCGATAATTTGCGTACGCAGCGTCAAAACGACCGTCAGTACCCCAAGTATAGACGTCCTGGTCTTCCTGGCGATCTTTCAATATCTGACGCAGCGGACCAGCTTTGCGGCGCTCAAACACCTCAACTGGCTTAACCTTTCGACCCAAGCAGGCAACATACCAGCTGTTGTCTGTAATCTGCGGAACAACCAAAATCTTTGCGGTGTGATAATTGGTGTTGCTCTCTCCCCCGGCTAGATTCTCTTTCTCAACAACAGCGCGCGCCTTGCTCTGCATGTTTGGTCCGACGATTAACGTGTCGACGAGATAGCCAAATGATTTGCCGTTTTCAGCTTTCTGGGTCTGAACTTTCAGGCAAGCGGCTTCGTAATTAGCAGCTGTCAGGTCGCCAGTTTGCAGATTGCCGTGCTCAGTAGAGAAGAAATTGTGCCCATCGCCAGACTTCGTAACAAAGCCTTTATTGATAGCCTCAACAGCCAGGGCTGAGTATACTAATTTATTCTCAAGAGCCATCTCTTCAATGGCAGACTTGTAGATGCCCAAATCGTCGTCCTCGACGTCCGCGCCATCAATAGCAACAGACTGTTCCCATTTACCGATTTTCTGCATCTCCACACCGAACGAGAACGTACCTGGTCGGCGCTCGCTTTCCCACCGCCTCATGCCTGGTACGGCGGTTAGGTTCAAAATCCGCGCGAAACCAGATTTGTTTGGGGTGATGGCATACAAATCTTTTGCTATGTCGTTCGACTCTTCGCTCATTGCTTTGCGGAAAATTGTCTTGACGTACAGGTCCGCGCGACCGAGCTGTGTAGGATTCAAACTCATTTTCTATTCCTTTCTATCGTAGTTTAACTCGAACCGATGTAGTCGATTCAATTTTAGTAATAATCCCGATGACTACAGCGTCATTGCCTGTTGCCAAACCGACAGTATTGTCATCAACGAGCGCGACATTCTTGCCTACGTTCGCTTGAACACCGACAGCAGCCGCACAGTTAAAGCTCACCACGCCCTCAGTGTACACACGCACCAGTCCACCATTTACGGACTCCTGAGCGACACCTACAAAAGGCTCTTTTGGAGCGCCAGCATGTGCATAGCCGTTGCTTGCGATTGTCACGGCAGCGCCGTGAAAAATCTTATTTGTTCCCGCATCAACTTCAACCAAATCACCGGTTTGTCGGCTGTCGTCTCGCGGAGCTGTTAGATTAGCCATTTGCTATTCTCCCTTTTCCTGACGTTTAGTTTCTTTCAAATCTTCTTCGCTCAAGCCGAGGTCTGTCAGGCTTTGTTCGTCCTCGCTTAGCTGAACTTCATCGCCGCCACCGTTGCCTTCGCCGTCAGTTCCTTTCTCGTCAGTCAAGTTCAGTTTTGGACTTGCCTCGATAAACTCACTTAATAACGTATCAACGGTCTTGGTTTCATCATCAGATAGGTGGATTTCAGTGCTTGATGCCTCGGATAGCGCCATAAATGCATCTTTTTGAGCCGGCACCACCTTGCCATCACTCAGCAACTTATTGAATTTCGCCTCAGCGTCGCGCTTTGCTGCTGCAGCTTCCTTTTCTGCCAGCACAGCTTCGCGATCAGCCAATGCTTTCTCACGCTCAGACAACTCGTTTTCTTTGTCATTATCTTTTGGCGCCTCAGCGTCGGCGATTTGCTGCTTCACAGCTTCTGCTTGGTCTTCTGGCACTTCAATCTCAGCACCAGCAGCGACCGTTTCGGTTTTGTTTTCGCCGTCAACCGCGTAGGTTACTTCAACATCAAACTCGCGGTCATTCTTAATTTTTACTGTCATAGTCTTGTCCTCCTTTTCATAATCTTGACTATCACTAAACAATACTGCCGGTACTTCATCGGCAAGCGGCACAAATCGCCGCATACCTTTGATGTACGGGTCAATAACCAGCCCGACATGCTTCAATAGCGGCCCGACAAACTTGCCAGTCTTTTTGTCGAGGTAGTTGTCTTCAAAGCCCATTGATACATCAGGAATATTGCGGTTCTCAATACTCTTTGCGGTCTCGTCGTCTCGTATCTCGATGACAGCGTTGATTCCATCGTCGGTCAACTCCATATTGACCATTTCGCCTCTATTCCAAGCCGCTAGCTCTGATGAATTTCTAGGGTGACCTAGCGGCACCGCCACAACGCCGTATTTACCATTGTCAAAGTTCTCTTTCAGCCGCTTGCCGAATAGCTTATCAAGCACCATCCTTTTTGAGGTGTTGTTTGGATCGACATACTCACCGAACTGACAAATCTGCTTCTTGAAACGCTTATATTTACCGCCCTCATTGTCGGCTAGCTCTACCTTTGTGTCTCGATTGATGAAAACATGCATACTCATATGATTTCTCCTGGCTGAACCGCGACCGCATGCAGGCGAGAAGGTGGAGTTTTACAATATCAACTGTAAAATGTTTATGTTGCAATAATTCAAAGAGTAATTCACAGAGGGTGGATTCCGATGTCAAAAGAAAAATTGCGACCTACGTGCGATCGCAATTCATTACGGCTATTATACCACAAAGGTTATGTTAGCAACAACTATTCATCGTTATCTTTGGATTTGATAGCTTCAGGGTGTTCATTAAAGTAGTCAGAGTCCATCTGCCAGATGTGGTGCAGGCGCCTGGTTGTTTGGCTCGGCTTGTAGTTTGGGTCGGCAAGGCGTTTCTTGGAGCGCTCGTATGATTCGTCGATCTCCCGCAGCAAATCCTCAGTGAGAATACTGTCGCTGTTGTCGTCCAAATATTTTGTATCGTCCGTCATTTCCACCTCTGCTACTATAACTCCATTATCCCTCTTTGAGAGGTTTTTTACAACAAGTTTCTTGCCACGTGACAACAAATATTCGCGTTCGTTAATCATTGAATTGACATTATTATCTGCCAATGTTTTCTCAATATCCAAATATGGCATATTCTTAGGTGCACGAAATACCAGGATGTATTTTTGCCAATCAGCTTTCTCGGCAAATTCCATTGATATGTCGCGGCTTGTCGATGTTGACAGAAAATTAGGGTTGTTTATTTCTTCACCCACCTTCAAGGGCTTCTTGAACCCTACTCCACGATACAATAGCACGTCATTTTCCAGAGTTGTCCTCTTAATCGCTTTGTCTAACTGTTTTATGTCATTTTCAGCGTACAGATTCATAGGGTGATTGCCTAACAGTGCCTGGTTGATATTAATATATCCATTTCCCTTGTACGCCTCAATGCTCGATAGCTCCGCCTTTGTGTATTTCAATGCTCCAGGTATCGTATTTGCCAGCTCAGCTTTGGTTGTTCTCTGGATATATTCCAGCCGCTCAATGAGCTTATTATCAATCCCCGTTATTGCTGGCAGCTTATAGTCCTTATTTAACGCCGATATTCTCGTCCAGATACATTTACAGTTGATGTGCTTTGGCGGCCGCTGGAACGTAGTTTTGCGCTCATTAGCAGATATTACCTTGCCGTCTAGCTCGGCGCAGATCGGACAAGTATTCGCCTCCATCCGAGCTGACCATTGATAAACTGAAGTGTCATCGTCTTCATCAAAGAATGAAAAACTATCATCACGCCCATCATTCATACCCTGCGTAACGATCGTGCCTTTTGTACCAATTACCGCTTGCGTTATCCAGGCGCTGGTCAATAAGCCAATTGATTCTAACATCGCATTACGGGCAGCTTCGTCCTGTCCACCACTAGTGTTAGGTGCTCCAGATTCTTCATCAATGTCCTCGTCATCACCGTCAGCTAAGTTGATAGGCTGCTTTAACTTCTCGCCAGCAATAATATTACGCACGTCTTCAGTCTGCATATTGATAATGAAATCCACATACTGCTTCTCGCGTACCTTCAGTTCCTTTTTCAAAGCTGGTGCTGGCAGCTTCTGCTCATCTGCCGCGGATAGCTTGCCGTAGTTGTAAGCTGTGCGATATTGCTTTGCCAGCAGTACAGAATAGCTAGCTGGCAGCGTGAACTCCTCATCGAGCGAGATATCAGCCACCGCTTTACGCAGTTCCTCGGTCGCTGCGGTTTCAAAACTCGCCTCCTGCTCAGCCATCCACTTTTCGATAGCCTCGAACTTGACGCGCTTCTCGGCATCAGTCAAATCTCGGTCAATCGCAACGTGTTCGTGCGGCTCAGGTGGAGCAACTTCGCCAAGCTTGTCATCTTCGCCTAGAAATTTACCGGCGTCGCCGCCAGAACCTCCATCTTTGTCATCTTCCGCGTTTTTGTTCTCTTTACCAGTGGGCTTGTCGTCTTCCGCGTCTTCCTGTCGTCGCTTTTTAATCGCTTCTAAGTCAATACCAAGGCGTGTCGCTGTTGATTCCTCGATTCCAGCAGCAATATCATCTGACACCTTGTCTTTTTGCACAAGCAATTTGAACGCCTCAAATACCGCCGAGATAATCGATTCGTCCGGTGTATCGAAATGAAATTCTGGATAGTGTCGTTCGGCAAAATTCAAGTCAATGAGGTCAGCGATGAGGTATTGGTTGATATGCGCTTCCAGTAACCGCATGACACCGGTGATGGCCGTTTGCAATAGGTCCTTCTGGTTGGTGCTAAGGCTGTACGAGCCAACATTACTTGCCGAGCCTTGCGTTGCGGTTAAAATAACACTTGCGTGAAACGCACGTGCCATCTCGGAGTTTTGCCGCTCAATCGATTGGTGTGGATCACGGCCCTCCGTGTTTAGTACGTCGAGCTCGTAACCATATGGCAGTGACGCTACTGAGTTACGCTTGCCCAACCTGCCCAACACCTCAAGCGCCTTATTGCGTGCTTTTTTTAGCTGATCAGAGACGACGCCGTCAGCGGTACGCCGCAAAACTTTCGGTTTAATTGCGTCAGCTTGCAAAGCAATACTATCCAGGTATTCTAGTCGACGTTTCTTGTCGTAGCGTGGATACAGTGGCTTGAATGCACTGCGTCCATAAAGATAGCTACGGCTCTTGCCATACGTAAACAGGAAGCACTTGTGTGCTGGAATAATCACCTCGTGATAAACACCATCGGAGTCAGCAGCGCGCTGTTTTGTTCCGCCAAAGCCACCATCCGTGTCACGAATGAGTGTGAGCGTGGTGCTGTCGCGGTGCGCCAGTCTCTTAAGTACCAATTTACTGTCTCGCACTTCATAGACTTTCTCAAACAGTGCGAAGCCCTCATAAATCGCCGCTAGGGATTGATCAATAAACAGATTCATCGGCGTTTGCATTCCGCCCTTGTGCGGTGGCTCTAGTAAATTGCGCCGCACCAGCTCAGCTTGCATCTCCCCCTCATCGTTACTGTCGGCGTCAATATGACACGTTGCCGCCAGAATACTCATAGTAAAGATGTTGTACAGTGCTTCAACTGTCGTGTCGTTATCAAGCATCTTGCGGTAGTCTTTAATGCTAATCTCGTCAACACGCGACTCCTCGCGGTCAAAACCCTCAAATACAATGTCGCCGGCAAAGCCGATTTCGCTTGTTAGATTTTTCGGTGTCGGTTCTGGGTTGTTTTTACTAAAAAATGCCACTACTTTGCTCCTCGCAATAAGGCGGCTACCCTAGACCAAAAGAAAAAATGCGGCTGTGATAACCGCAATTTCTAGCTTGATTATACCACATAATCATCATCCGACCAATCTCCTTCATCCTCGTCGTCTACACTCCTTTTTTCATGATACGCCCCGCTCTCGCCAAACCCGTCAGAGTCTTGATCTGCTCCCCCTACTAACAGTAGCCGTATCGCATAAGTCACTGCGTCAACCATATCATCATGCGTCCCCTTCGGAAATTCAATCAGCTGTTCACGAAACGCCTGACCGTTCTGAATGTTTTTCACAGTGTATACCCTGCCCGCCTCAAAGAATCGGCTCACCGCCAGCAGTCGCCGCACCTTGTCTTTATCGGGCTTCAAGCCCATGACGGGCAGTCCTTCCAGCAAATCCCGAAATACCAGCCCCAGCGCGCCCTCCTCTATACCGATAACTTGCGGTTTGTATATTTCATCAAGCTCTCTAACCGTATCAGCAGTAACACTCGGCGAGGTTCGTTGGTTGCGTATCGCACGTATGTAAACATTGCCATCAGTATATAGATCGGCAACAATCATAGCGGTAAAATCGGCTGTCTGGCGTTCACTGGCGGCGGGGTCAATTGTCAGCACTCGTGCTATCCTCGAGTATTTATCTGGCACCTGGCTCGGCTCGCACTCTTTAATCCAATCAGGCTGAATGATGGCATCCTCTTCGCTGAACGGCTTGTGCTGATACTCCTGCGCAAAAGTAATGCTTCCAATGAAATCCTGATCGCTCGGGTCATCTCGCATAGCCCTCAGCTTCTCTAGACTGCGGTGTTCCGGCCACAAAGCCCGCTCCGTGCCGTCCTCCTCTGTAGTGATTGCGTAAAATACTCGTGTTTGCCAGCTCTTAAACACGTCTTGCTGCTTCATCACCTTATTTACGAGGCTGTCAAAGTGAAGAATCGTGCCGATGATGACAGCTCGCCCACCTCTAGCTAATGCTGGTATTGCCGCCTTGGTAAACCAATGATACAATTTCTGGCGTTGCTCAGCACTCTTAATATTCTCGTCGTTCTCAATGTCGTCAAATATCATCAGCGTCGGTCGGGTGTGTCGATGGCGAATACCGCGGATTTTCATGCCAGAGCCTTTAGCGGCGTATTTAATGCCATTGCTCAACACAAACTCACCATCTTGCCAGTCGTCACCTTTCATATCGCCGAATAGCCATCTAATTTTCGGATTATGTTCAAACTCATCTTTTAGCGCATTGATAAACTCGGCCGCTTGCGTATACGTATCGCTGATTATCACCACGAACTCTTCCTGCTTAAAACATCCCGCCCACAGCGGATAAGTCATGTCCACTGTTGTCGATTTTGCGTGTCCACGTGGTGCGATAACGCCAACTCGCCGATTATCCTTGTTGCTGATCAGGTCTAATATCTCTTTATGGAATGGTGGCGTTTCTAAAGGAAAATACGGCCGTGCGATGAACCAGCCGAAAAGGTGAATATTTTTCCGCCGCTTGAATATTGCCAACAGATAAAGCCGCAGCTTGTCGCGGTCAGTGTTCCAGTACTTATCGCAAAGCCGCAGAATATCCGCTCTGGTGAGATTATTCAAAGATGGCTGCTTTGAGCTCGTCGTCATCAATGTCACCTTCCTCTTTCGCCTTTCTCAGCTTCAGGTCTCGCTCGTCTCGCCAGCCACAAACATTTTTCATAGTAAAGATAGCAAAGCTCGCTGACGTAGCACCACTCAGGCCGATGTCGACAAGGAACTCTCGCTGTAAGTCTTTAGCGATCTCGTAGGCTTCAGCGAATTCTGGATGCTCATTGCACCAGTTTTTCAGAGTATTGCGGTGAACGCCGATTTTTCTGGCAAAGCCCTCAAACCACGGGAAACGTTGTGGCAGGCGACGCGAGACATATTTGCCGCCCTCAGGGCCAATTATTTCCTGTTCTCTAATAACTTCCAGCGGCTCAATTGAAAAATAGTCAATGAGCTGCTGGCAGTATTCTGGCTTATATTTCGTCGGCTGTCCTGGTTCTGGCTGCTCAGGTTGTTTTGATAGCTCGATAGACGGCTTTTTTGGCTTATCCTTAATAATCCCGCGCTGCTTTCGCTTCGAGGATTTAATTTGCACTTTCTTGTCAATTTGAATTTGGCGGTGCTGCTTTCGCTTCGAGGATTTCGCTGCCATAGTTTTCTCCAAAATAAAAAAGCGGCTCTTTCGATCCGCAATTCTATGGTTATTATAACATAAAAGAGGCGGCACATAATTCGCCGCCGCCTCAGTCAACCTTTTAGGCGCACACATATTATTGACGTTTACGCCCATTATGTTTTAGCTAGCTTGATTTATCCACGTCATGAACTAAAGTCAGCTCGTAAGATTTTTTATTAAAGTACTGAATAGTATTGCCGACGATGAGCTGCGGATCGTATTTAACCACGAACACTCCATTTTTATATCCAACAACTACACCCACTACTACTCTGCCGTCTTTATCAATGTTTCGAGCGAACGCCACTCTGTCGCCGATTTTTATTGTACATTTTGATGCCAGTACATCTCGCTCTCGCTTACGCACATCAGCTATCGCCTTAATATTTCTAATCAGCCCCACTTTAAACCTCCTTATTACCTTTACTCAAATTACAATTTCTATGTGCTAACAGGCAGTTCTCAATCGTCGTCAAGCCACCCTTACTGATTGGGACGACATGATCAATAGTACAATCTTTCATTGTTTCAATCGGCTTGTCGCAGAGTGAACATATTGCCCCATTCTTATTTATCAGTTGTTTACGGATAAATTGTTTTGAGCGAGTTTCTTTTATGCTGTAAACTCTAGGTGTCGGTATTTTGTAATTGCGTCCTTTGATCTTACGCTTCATCAGACATACCTCTCAATCGTTCGATTGCTCTTGTGTTTTCGGTAGAATGACGATTAGTTCGTCAAACGGCAGAATGAACGTTTCACGAAAAAATGACGCACCCGTATCAATTACCGCCTTACCATCTTTAACCGCAGACACCGTACCGTACGACGCCTCTGAGTCCTTACCTCGCCTAAACGCCACTATGCTACCGACTTTAGGCTCAGGCTCAACTTTCAGTATTATCTGCTCCTGCTTGTCTACACCGAATATCGTTTTGATTCTTTTAATTAGCTTCATCTTAAAATCCTTATTTAGTTATTGATTCAATAAACTCAATCGCCGCATCACACCCCTTGCAAACAACGGTCTGAATGCCAGCCTCATTGAGCGTTTTAATCCACTGTTTTTGATTTGCCGATGTTACGCCCCCTTTCCTGCGTTTCATTTCGATGAATACCAAACGACTAATAGGCTGGTCGTAATCAGCGCTATCGTCGCTATCAAGTGTTTCTACGTAGACTCGTCGTGTTCCTGTGTTAGGCACAACTACGGCCAGATCAGGCACGCCAGAACTCACGCCAAGCTTCTTATTCTTGATTCGCTGCTTATGGCTTTTGGTATAGGTTTCGTTAGGTACTCTGAAACGTGGATAGCCGTTATCGTCCAACCATTTAACAAACGCCTCTTGCTCTTGGTCTTCGTATGGATTATCTATGTTTGCGAGGTTAGGCATCTTCAACTCCTTTCACAAAAAACAGCCACCGTGTCATTCCAGATTTATCGCCGAAAGCTGGTTTTTGAGGTAGTATTTTTAGCAATTCAGTGGTTTTAATGTCGCGCTCGCTCCACTTCATGGCGACGACGCAGCCAGGCTTTACGACACGCAGACACTCACTCAAGCCTTTGCTCAGGGTTTCTTGCCAAGTATCTTTGTCTAGCTTTCCATATTTCTTGGCGAGCCAGCTGTTCTTGCCGCAGTTTATGAGGTGAGGCGGGTCGAAAACAACGAAATTGAAAGAGTTGTTAGGCTCATCTAGATTAGTAAAGTCGGCAATGTAGTCGGGCTCGATGTTTAGTGTTCGGATTGCCCCGCGGTCTTTCATCTCAACTACCTCGCTTCTTCTATCGAGGTATAGTATATTCGGATGGTTTTTCTCAAAGTAGAACATACGACCGCCGCAGCATGGATCTAGGATTGTTTGCATAGGCTGCTCATGCTCTCTAATTAGCTTCATGTTTGTGCTCGTACATCAGAGTCAAATCGCCAATCCTGAAAGATAATCTATCTACGATAAACTTGATACGAGTTATTAAATCTTCGTCTGTCATTGTTTCTCCTCCGGCTTCTTAATTCGCACCAGGCGACAATTTGTAATATATGTCCCCATGATGCTTGTCCTATCGCCAGTCTCTAAGGCTCTAAGCGCCGGTAGTCCCACGCCGCACATCTCTACAATCTGACAGACGATATTAATCTTATTGCCAGTCTCCGCATCTGGATAGACAACCAAAACATAATCGTGCATCCGCAACTTATCATCGTCGCCTACTTCCCAGTCGTCGTAGGTAAAATGGCTTAAAACCAGGTCGCAACATGCTGCGTGGTTGTAGTTGTAATCGCTGTGGTCTAGCGGCTCTTTAACGTAGTCGTCCCATAGAGGTTGGCCGCAGTTGTGACACTCTGGACGGCCAGCGCAATAGCACATGTCGTGTCCGTCGTTGCATGACAATGCACGAGGGTCGCCTCGCCGTTTTATGTCAGTCATCGTCCAGCTCCTCTAACCTCTTTTTATTTGCGTAGTCAATAAGGCTCTCGAAATCTATGCTCATAGTCACCTCGATGCGTGGCAATAGGAGTATGGTTCCGTCAACTCCGCTTCTTGCAATGGAATCAAACTCAAAATTAGCAAAAGCCAAACATGAATCAATATTATCTTTGATATATTCTATAACCTGTTTTCGATCAGTTTGTAGCATGGTACTTTTCCCTGTGCAGTTTAACGTTTGATTAAAAGTCTCCTATAGCGTCCTGCAGAGCGAGTTCGTGTAGTTCGGACAAAGACAAGTCTTGGTGCTCCCACTGAGAACATGCTTTACATTTTTTCGAGCAGAACTTGCCCCAACCTCTTTTTAGATCGGCAACTCTTGGATGAAAAACTTTGCCGCACCAAGCGCAGTGTTTGCGTTTACGCTTTGGTCCACTGTCTGCTTGATGTCTACTTTCTAGGTTTTTTGTCTCTATCGTCATAAGACTGCTCCTCTCCCTAACAACCGCTTTTTCAACCGCATAACTGGTACTGGCAAGAGCGGTGGATACTTTAAGGCTGCTTCTT